AATAGTAAATATTTACTATCATTTTCAATTACCATATCAAATTTTATTAAATTGACATTGGTATTTAGTCCAAAATTAAAAGCGTAATTTGAACTACTGTTTTCTTCATTGTTAAATCCGTACATAAATTAATTTTTATTTTGTTTATTAAAATGGTAATTCGTCATCTTCATTATTATTATTTGACTCTTCTAATACTGGTTCTAAAATTTCAGTATTAGTATGAATTTGGTCAGATACTTCTGCTTTATCATCAATTTCTTTTAATTCTTCTTTTTCTAACTCTTCTTCTAATTTAGTATCATCAATAAAATCAATTGTTACTTTTTTAGCTTTTCTTCCTTTTAATTTAGGATGAGAAAAGATTAATTTCATTTCTGATCCAGATAAAGAATATTTTTCTTTAATTTCATTTCTACCTAAACCATTTTCCAAATCATCTAAGATTTGACTTACTTTAATTTGTTTTCTTTCCATTTATTTATTTTTTTAGATGAGGGAAAATATTTTCCCAAAAAGTTATTAATTTTTTATTTTTCATTTCTGAAACTTTAATAGTTTCTCCTGATAAATGTTTAGCTCTTGTTCCTGCTGCAATTAAATTGTTATGCTGAAATTTAATACTATTTTCATTAGTACTGCTTCTATAAAAAACACCAATGGCATCTACTTTATATGCCAAAATATTTTTCATTTTCCCTTCCAAATCAATATCTGCAACATCAATAGAACCTGTTTCTTTATTAATAGATTTATCACCTATATGTCCTGTTATAATTAACACATCACATAAATTTTGAATACTACTAATAAGTTTTTTGATACTATCTCTTTTGTAAGAATATCCAAGACCATAAGCTAATCTTGTAATATCGTAATCAAGAGCTAAATTTTTATTTTCTACACTATTGTATTCTCTTACAGCTAACATATTTGCTAATTCTTCATAAGCTGCTGTAATAGTATCAATAGTACAAAATTTAAACTTACCATTTTGTTTTACATCTTCTAACGCATTTTGATAATTCTTGATAAAACTATCAAAATAATTTTGTAAAGTTGATTTATCAAAACTAGCTCTGATATTATCATAATATGCTGCACTATCATCAAAATCCCAAATTAAATTATTTGGTAATTGAGACAAGGCTTCTGTTTTTCCCACTTTTGGGAAAGAAAACATTACTATTGTTCTTGGATAATCAATAGTTGCTTTTTGTTTAGTGAAATTACTCATTTTCTTTTATTTCTGTTAAAATATTTAAATTACTTTTCATTTGACAATGGACTCTTCCTTCACCGCCATCTCTACTTTCAATTATATGAATACTTCTATAGTCAGGATATTTTGACAAATCATATCCAAAATGTGTAGATAATCTATATTTTTCATCTAAAGGATTAAACATAGTGATTATTACATCACATTCTTCTGATACATTACCTGTATCCTTAAAATCTGCACCAGTAGGGAATAATCTATCTTTTGAAAATCTCATTCTATCAATAGCATCTAAACTTCTATTAAGATGAGCAATATTAACAAATGTGTATTTACACCAATTTCTAATTTCAATTTGATATTCAAGCCATTTATCAATATTTTCTTTTAGACTATATCCTCTCTCTCTTTTTAGTTTTCTTATATGGTCTGTGATAATTATCACAAATTCCTCTTCGTCATTAGGTTTATAACCTGAAATTCTTTGTTTTTCTACTTTTCTACCATTTTCATAAATATAATATTTATCATATAAAAAAGTACCATTATCTTTTGCATAAGACAAAATATAATTTCTTAATCCTGTTGGATTAGTACTTTCTTCAACAATATCTACTACACCTTTTTTTATATAATTTCCATTTTTATCCTTTTTTCCAAAAATAGGAACTAAATCTTTCTCATAAATTTCAAATAACATTCTTTTATGTTCTTCTGAAACTTTAATAAGATTACCTTTTTTATCAAGAAGTTTTCCTAACAGATAATTAGATGAAATAAGATAGGTTTCGTTATTATATTTAAATTCTGAAATATTAAAGCGTTTAACAAAAAAGAAAGGAGCCAATCTATACATTTTTCTTATTCTACTAATTTCAAATGAAAAATATATCCATTTTATTTTTTTTCCTTTTTGTAAAAAATCTACATGATAAGGAGCAAGTAAAAAAGAAAAATCAGTAAATGTTGTTTTACCAACTTTTGGACTTGCCCCAATAGCATATACTGTTTCTCTTTGAATACCGTTTAACTTAATATCTAATGATTTAATACCGAAACTTAATCCTGTATTATCTTTTTCAAAATAATTTTTAAATTGGGTATTTTCCATTAGTTATAAAGTTTATTGGTTTCTTTTTCTTCTTTGAGTATTTCAAGATATTCTAATAATCTACTACCTGCAGGATTTTTTTCCTTTTTAATGAAATATTGTGCTTTTTGTAAGTAGTAAGTAGTTTCATTATTACTTACATAATCATCAATATATAATTTGGTAGCTTCTAAAATATCTTCATCAGTATATTCTGGATAATTAGCTCTAAATTTTTTAAATTTATTAATAACTGTTTGTCTATCACCTGCTTTAGTTTTATCAACATTTCTAAATAATTTTCTAAAAGTTTCAACGAAATCATTAGTTATAGTTTCACCGAATAAAGAAATATTCCAAATAATATTATCTGTTGTATAATCTCTTTCAAAAATTTTTAAATTATTAATTTTTGTCATTAATAAATTATTAAATTTAAAATCTAACCCAAAATAAACACTTAGTAAATACAATATTCCGTCATCATCTATATTTTCATTATTAAATATAGAAATTATACTATTATTAATTGTCATATTTTTTAAATGTTAAATTGTTATATCTATAATATTCAACGTTTATATTTTCAGGAATAATTTTTTCTAACCATTTTTCTTCAATAGTATCCTCTGCTACTATGATAAAAACAGTTATTATCTTTCCTTCAACATATTGTAAACTTCTACCTATTCTTTGTAATAGATTGTTAACATTACTATCAAAACTTTCAATAATAATAATATCTATATCTGGAATAGTAACTCCTTCATTTAACATTTCAACTGAAACCAATTCTTTAATTTCATTTTTTTGAAATTTTTGCAAATAATCATTTTTTACTTTACTATGAATTGCATATTTACTAATTTCGTTAGCTATTTCTATTCTTTTAGTAAAAGTTAAAACTTTCATATTTTTTGCTAAAATAGTACTAATTATCATTTTAACAGGAGTAATTTTACTTTTTAAATTATATAAAAAATTACTTCTAAACAATCTATTTTTTTTAGTAGGATTCGTAACAATCCTTTTAGTCATATATTTATATGATTTATATTCAGAAGTATTAAAATTAAAATTACCTGTTTTGATATTAATATTAGTATTTGTATCTAAAGGAACTTTTACTACTCTAATTTTAAAATTATTGATAATTTTAAAATCAATAGCTTCATCTATATCTAATTCATAGATAAGATTGAATCCTAATTCATTTAAAATTTCTTTTTTTTCAAAATTTCGAGGTAAAGTACCTGTAATACCTATCATTAATGGAATTTCAAATAAAATTTCTTTAATAGAATTATATTGAAGAGGTGTAAGTCTATGAATTTCGTCAAATATTAAAATAGATGGAATATTATCTATTTTAGATAAACTTGTATAAGTAATTATTTCATAATTAAATTTAGCTTTCCATTTTACCATTTCTTCTTTCCAACTATCAATATTTACAATTCTTGGTACTACTATTAATACATCTTCTTGCAAATCTTTATTTAATTGGTTTATAAAGTCAATGATTACTTTGGATTTACCAAATCTCATTACTGCTTTTAAAATACCACGTTGTCTTTTTTGAGTTTCTTGATATTTCTTATACAAATCTAATAAAATAGATAATGCTTTTTGTTGTTCTTGTTCTCTATTCATATTTGTATTTTTAATAGTGAAAAAAATAGGGATAAGTATAAATACCTATCCCTAACACACCAAAACATATTTATTCAACATCTATTCCTGAAGAAAGAAATTCATCATTTGACAATTCTGCAATGTCAATTTCAGAAGCAATTTCAGGATTAGCTTTTAACAATCTGTCTAATACAGATTTTCTTTTGTCAAGTTCTGTTTGTAAATCAGTAGATTGTAACATATTCAATCTTAAAGTACTATCTTTAAGAAAATCTTCAACGTCTCTGTTTTGAAGTTTCAATGTTTTTAAACCTTGTGATTTTAAATAGTCATTTGATTGTTTCATTCTTAATAAAAATGGAATTGCCACTTGAGTAATTTCATACTCGTTTGCATTTTTAATATTGCAATATAATCCTATTTGAGGATCAATTGTAATTTCACCATTTGTAATAAATTTTGGACTAGCTGCTGCATCAATAGCTGCTTGTTTTGTTTTTACTGCGTTATACAAAGATAACACTTGATCTTTTAGATTCATTTTTTTTGTTTTTTATTGTTAATAATTAAAGTTTATATTAAATTAAACGTTTTTTCTTTGTAAGTTGAATAGGTTTAATCCCATCAAATTTAATAGTATATTCATATAATTCTTTAAAATTATAATCAGATACTTCTATTTCATCAATTCCTGTTTTAGTATAACAGTCATCCCAGATAGGACTATTATCTAGATTTTTAGATATC